CATCGGCCGCGCCGACCTGCTCGGTCGGCGCCTCGGCCTCGGCCTCGCTCGGGTGGCGCGGCTTGGTCTTGCGGTAGAACGGCACAGCGTCGACGTTCGCTTGCAGCCAGGGCGGCAGCGCCTCGAATTCCTCCTCGGTCAGATCGCGCAGCGGCACGCCGTCAAAGGCGCGCTCCTCGGGGTTCTTGCTCGCGTCGTAGTAGCGTGCGGTAGCCATCAGGATGCCTCCCATTTTTCGAGTACGCGACAGGTGTAGTCGACGACGCGGTGCTTGACCCCGCCGACCTCGGCGAACCCAGCCGCGCCGTCCGAGACGTAGGCCATGCCCCCGCGCACGCGCCCGCCCAGCTTGGGGTCGGCATCGACGGCGAGCGGGATGGCGTCGAGCAGCGTCAGCAGCTGCATCTCGGCCTGCGGGTTATCCACCCAGCGGATCACCAGGCGCAGGCCAAAGGTATGATCGAACCCGACCAGGTTGCGTGCGGGCGGCGCGTTGCGCAGTGGGTGCTCGAAGCTCTCGTAGGCCGCGTACACGGCCGGGAACTCATGCACGCTCTGCGGCTCGCCGAGCAGCACGTTCTGCAGGCCCTCAACCGTGCGCAGGCGTTCTTCCAGGCCCTGCCAGACTGTGAGGGCGCTCACTTCGCCCTCACATACTGCCAGGCGAAACGCGCGCACACCGCCCAGAACGGCGGATACCACCAGAACGCGCCATACTCGGCCCATGCCGTGCGGAGCATCTCGGCCCAGAACGCCCGGCGATCGGTATGCACCTGCACCACCACCACCGCGCGGCCGTCCTCAGTGGTGATTGGGCCGCTTGCCTCAATCCAGCTTGGCAGCTTCACGATCCCACCTTCGACACGAACGCATCGCCCAGCTTCTGCAGCTCGCCCTCGATCGCCGGCTGGGCCGCGTTGATGCCCTGCTGGAAGAACGGCACGCGCGCATGCACGAACGGCCCATACACGACATTCGTGCCGATGTAGCCGCGCAGGCCGCCCGAGTCGACGCGGGTCGTTTCCGAGCGGCGCAGCGTGCCGGTTCTGACCGGCGTGCGCGGCTGGCTCTCGCGCAGCGCGTGCAGGGTGATGCGGTGCATCATCGGCTCAAGTAGCGCCTGAAATGCCTGCGGGCTGAGCCGGGCCGCAGCCTCTTGTGGGGTTAGAGCCATATCTGAAACAGCTCGTTTCTGAGATTTTCGAGCGTGGCCTGCTGCTGCTTGGTCAGGCCAGCGACCGCGCGCACAAACCCCTGCCCCTCGGCGCCGACCGTCTCGGAAAACCCGCCCTTGTCACGCGAGCGCCAGATGTTGACCGCCAGCTCGAGCACGACCTCGACCGCCTGGTCGGGCACGTCGGGACCATACCCCCACACCGCCGTCACGCGGTAGCGGTCGGCCGGCCACCAGCGCCCCGGCCGGTACAGCCGCCCGTCGCCCTCTTGGAGCCACTCGTCGGCGATGGCGCTATAGCTAGTCGGGTTCGTGCTCGCAACCTGCTCGACCAGCGTCACACTGCCGGCCTGATGCGGCGGTAGCGTGAGGTATTCGCCCACCGCGCCGCGCACGATCTTGGTTGAGGCCGCACCGTAGGCCGCCCAGTCGAAGCTCGGATCGGCCAGCAGGCTGCGCATCGCCCCGCACACAATGCCAGTCGCGCGGTCGAGCACCGCCTGCAGCAGCGCATCGGTCGCCGGCGCGACCATCGCGCCGCTCGCGGTCAGCAGCGCCGCGTTCTGCGCGAGCTGGCCCTGGAAGCTCGCCAGCCACGGCCCGCCCGGCGGCCCGGTCACATTCACGCCGCTCGATCCGATCGTCGTGAGCGCGCGTAGCGCCGTCTGCACGGCGGTCGCAGTCGCGCCGCTGGCGATCGTGCCGGTCGTCTGGCCCTCGTAGGTCAGCGTGCACGCGCCCGACGGCGTGATGCTCTGCTGGCCGTACTCGGGCGATTGCGGCAGGTACTGCCTGAGTTGTGCGACCGTCGCGTAGCTCACCTAGCCCGCCTTGTTCTCGCGCGGCTGGCGCGCCTTGTTCGGCTTCGGCTGCGCGGCCTTGCCCGGCTCGCTCGCCTCGGCCTCGGACGCGACCAGGCCGTAGGCGGCCGCCGCCTCGTCGCTCATAGTCTGGCCATCGGCGATCAGCAGAAACGCCGCGCGCACATCGCCCTCGGGCACGACGGTGCGGCGGTCGTTCGCCAGATACAGCCTGGGGCCTTGGTGGGTGTACATAGGCGTTTCCTTGGGTGGGTGCGGTGGCGCGCAGTGATGCGCGCCCCGCGTGCCTGCTACGCCTGGCGCGTCCAGGTGCCGGTAACGCCGGTGATGTACCAGCCGTCGACGCCATCGCCGACCAGCGTAATCGCATCGCCGGCCCGGTCGCCCGAGCCCGCCAGGATCGCGTCCTTGTCGTCGGCCGGCGTGAAGCCGTTGCCGGTGATCTTGTCGCTCGCGTTCGGACTGATGCTGAGGCCGGTGCCGGCCGAGAGGCCCGCCGCGGCCAGCACGATCGTGTAGACCAGCCCCGCCACCGTCGCCGGCAGCGTCAGCACCTTATCGACGCCGGTCACAATCACCAGCGCGCCCGAGTCGGCCGCCGTCAGCGTGTAGTCGGCCGACTTGGTCAGCACCGGCATCTTCCTCGCCAGCGCGCCGTTCGCGTCGAGCGTCGGCAGCTGCACCCAGCTCGGCGCCGTGGCCGTGCCGGCGTTGACGTAGTACACGCCGTTCGTGGTGTCGAGCAGCATCTGACCCTTGGGCGCGCCCCGGTAGCTCGCGTCGACCCCTGGCGTGGTCTCGGCGATCGCCAGCGTCGGGTTGGTGCCGGTCAGGCTATTGGTCTCGACCGTAATCAGCCCGACCGCCTGCTTGCCCCGGTTCCCGCCAAAGGTCAGCGTGATGGTGCCGATGCCGGACGAGAGCGAGCCGGCCGCCGCCGTGATCTCGCTCGCGCCCAGCGAGGCCAGCGACTGGAGCGCGGTGTTGATATTGGCGATGAGGGTGTTGTTGGTCGCTGACCAGGTGATCACCGCCGTGATGAAGCCCTCGAACTTGAGCTTGAAGGTGCCGCCGGTCGGCGTGCCGCCGATCGTCAGCGTCTGGACCTCGTCGGTGCCGTTGACCGGGGCGCCGGCAAGGGCCAGCACTTCCTGGTTAACGCCTTCGATAATGCCCATAGGGATATCTCCTTTGGATAGGGGCGGCGAGCTGCCCCGCCGCCCAGCGTGCCCTACAGGCGGACTAGATGCCGGTCACCGTGCAGAACGCCGACGCGCGGTAGATTTCGAGCGCCAGCCGCTCCTCGATGCGGATGGTCTGCTGGTTCTTGATGAACTGGTCGTTGACCCAGCCGACATCGATCCGCATGCCCATCAGGCGGCTGATGTGCGAGTACATCACGTAGTCGCCGAGCAGCGCGGTGTTCTCGGTCATCACCGTGGTCTGCACGATCGGCAGGCCCCAGATGCGCTCGGGGCCGGCGTCGGCCGGGCTGCCCCAGATGTACACGCCGTCGGCCGTGCGCAGCAGGCGAATATCCTGCCAGTCGTTCGGGTGGAAGACCACGCCGGTCGGGTCGGCGAACCCGGTGTACCGCACCTTGGTCATGGCCTTGAAGACCGCATCGGGCACGGGGTCCGAGCCCTTGGCCTGGGTCTGCACGCCACTCTTGTTCAGGAAGCCGAGCAGGTCGGGCGAGACGCCCGAGCCGTTCAGCAGCTGGTCTTCCTCGGTCAAGAGCAGCATCAGCTGCAGCCGGTTATCGATCACCGCGCGGATGCTCGGCACGTCGTTCAGTTGCTCGTCGGTCACCGGCAGCACCGTCGCGATCTTCTCGACCGTGTTCGAGCGCTCGGTGAACGCCAGCGCGCTCTCGGGCTTAGTGCCCGACTGCGCGACCGCAGCCGCGTTGTTCGTGAAGGTGGTCTCCTCCATGAACTTGATCACGGTCAGCGTGGTCGTGTCCTGCGGGATGAGATCCGCCACGACCGGGCGGCGCTGGGCGCTCATCACGACCTGGCTGGTGCGGTTGTTCGGCGCGGCGAAGCCGGCCGAGGTGCTCATGGTCGTCTTGGCCTCGCGCGCCCCGTAGAACATCTCCTTGGGGTCGATGTCGCCCATCTCGATGCCGAACTGGCGGCGCGGCGCGCCCTTCGTGCCGATATACGCCTGGTGCTCGGCGAAGCGCTGGCCGAGCGACTTGCCCGCGTTCGGGTCGGTGTCGCGCACGCGGCCGGCCGGGCGGTCGTCCTGCGGCGCCACGCGCCCAGCGTCGAGCGCGCGCTGGTTGTTCAGCGCGATGGCCTCGAGCCGGCTCAGCTCGTCGAGCTTCTCGCCCAGCTCCTTCAGCTCGCCGTTCAGCTGATTGGCCTCGCTGGCCTGCTCGGCGGTCAGGGTGACATCGGGAAAGCCCTTGAACAGCTCGGCCAGGCGCTCGCGGCGCTTCTGCATGGCCTCGGCGACCTCGTATTTTTGCTTCACAGTGTTACTCCGTTGAGGATAGCCAGCGTGTGCTGGAAGTTGGCGAATAGACGCGAGAGGGCCGCGGCGTCGACCACGCTGGGCGCGGGCGCCGCCTTCGGCTCGGTGGCCGCCAGCAGCTCGTTGAGCGCGTCGGTCGCGTCCGTGAGGGACTTGACCGCGTCTTCGATCCGCTTGCGGTTCTCGCCCGAGAGTATCCGCCCCTCTTTGGCACGCAATTCGGAGAGGGCTTTCAGGCGTTCGGTATAGGTCGCGACGGCAGCTTGCACCGCCGCGTGGTGATCATTTAGGGGAATACTTGTCTTCGCGCCGTCGGCGGACGTCGCTGGGTTCATGCCCCAGTTCACATCCGAAACGTCGAACAGCTTGGCCGTGTAGATATTGCGCACGAGCAGGCCGCCGTCTTCTTTCGGCTCTTCGAAGTCCCAGCGCGTGGCCTCATAGGCGTAGCTCATCTCCGTGATGGCGCTCCCTGTCAGGCCGGCCAGAACCTCGTTCGCGCGTGGGGTGTCGAGGTAGGTACGCGTCACACCGACCCCGCCCGTCGCGTCAGGGGCATACGCCCTGACGGCCGGCGGAAGGTCAGCGGCAGCGACCTCGAACAGTCGATCGATGGTGGCGATCGGCGGGTCCTGGCTGCGGTGCTGCCAGAGGAAGACCGCGCGCTTGCGGCCGTCGACCGTGAAGTCGCCGAACAGGCCAGGGTGGGTACGGTCCCGCATCGCCCAGCCGTCGCCGGCGTCGACATTGCCGTGTACCGCAAAGATGCCGGTGACCGTGCGGCCCTCGATCCCCATCAGGGCGGCTTTGGTGCTCTTGTATTCCATCGGCATAGCTCTAGTCCTCTTTGAGCACAGGTAGTAGCGTGCACCTGCAGTTCGGATGCGCCGGCGGAAACATCACCCCGCCGTCAAAAGATTGGCCCATCGCGGCGACCTGGCCGTCGAGCGCCGCGCACTCGGGGCAGGTCTTCTCATCCTGAGCGGTCAGCCACTCCAAGCCATCTACAACACCAGACACTTGAAACGCGGCGATGCTGCCGAGCGAGTAGGCGCGCGTGGTCTCGGTTCGGGCGATAATCGCCGCTCGCGCGGCCGAGCGCGTGACGCCGCTCCGCTCCAGCTCGGCGGCCAGTTCGTCGATTGTCCAGCCCTCGGCGGCCTGGCGCCCGACAAACGCGCGGATCTCGTCCTTGGTCGTCTCGGCTACGCCCTTGACTTCGTCGGCCAGCGCGTCGAGCACGTCCTGCACGAACGGATTTTCCAGATCCCACTCGACCGGGATGCCGAGCAGCGAGGCGTCGGCAAAGGCCGCTTCGAGGATGAGCCGATACAGGCGCTGCATCAGCGCGGCCAGGCCAGTGCCGTCGTCTAGGCTGTCAGTCGGGTCGGGCATTGGCACAACAAAAAACGCCGGTTCCACTCCGAAGAGCAGAACCGGCGTCATCCGATTGGGGCGCAGGGCTGTGCCTACGCGACTAAATTTTCCAGTGCGATAGGTCGACCGATTAATCGGCACTGTCAGTTTAGCTTATGGAAAGCAGACTGTCAATCATTAGTACCTGATAGCCCATCCTAGCCCATCTCGTTTTACAAACTCGCCCTGCCATTCGCCTGAATGATAGCCGCCGTGACAGTTACCGCATAGCAAGATACATTTATCTAACTCTTCGCAGGTTTCATCAAATCGGCCTGAACTGATGAAGTCTGAGGGAAGCCCTTGTTTCTGACGGGGATCAATGTGGTGAAAATCAAGGCTACCAATGAACTCCTGGTATCCGCATCGCTAGCAACAACCGCCCGCCATTATAACGAAGGCTCGTTTCCGCTCTACAAAGCTCTGCTTCCGTTGCCCACCCTCTTTAAAGGCCTGCGCCGAACATGTTGGGCTGCAATATTTTCGCTTACTTAATCCAGCGCCATACTGGTGAGCGTCCATTACAATCCCGCACACTTCACAATACTTGTGCTTGGGCCTAACAAACGGTAGAATACCCATTGTCAGCCTCCCTTCAGGTTGACCGCGCCCTGGTGACTTGCACTCACGCAGGGCTTTCTAATGCCTCAGAACCATTATAGCACGGCTGTTTCTTCGGTTCAATAGCGGCTTTTATTGACTGCTCAGGGTAAACCGCAAACGTAACTTTGCATTCTTGGCACGTCAGAGAGAAGCGACCAACAATCGCTACGCGAGGAATGAGCGCCACTGGCGCGCCGCAGTGCTTGCACGTAATGATGTCAGTGCGAGGCATTGATTTCATGACGATCACTCTTTCGTGCTTAACCTGCTCTATTCACTACGCACCGCCGCAACCGCCGCCCGGTACTCGCCCTGCAAATACGCCCTGACCTCGCGCTCCATGCGCCGCTCGATCATCGCCACCGCCGCGCCGTCGCGATCCTTCCGCTCTTTGCCAGCCCCAGCCGCGCCGGACGCCCCTGCGGGGCTGGTGGTGGTGGTGGTCGCTGGCGCGCTCGCTGGCTTGGCGAAAACGTCATCCCCACCCGGGCGCGGGCCATAGCCGACGGCGGCGCGGAATTCGTTCAGCGTGAGGCCGCCGGCCGTCCAGTTCTCGCGCGCGCGAACTGGACGGCCGGCGGCCTCACGCTGAACGAATTCCGCGCCGCCGT